ATTCAGCAAAGCCTTCGCCTTGAGCTTTTTCAACTTTAAACTTGATAAAGGCTTGTGGCTCGTCCTTACTGCTTTTGGAGATGCCATAGTCTTCAATTGTCCCAATGTAATTCCCGGCCATCAAAACTCGCTTGTCTTCGTTCACTTTAAGCCTCCGATAACCGCAATCAAGCGGTCCTTAATGGCCGTCAACTTCACGGCGTCCTTCTTGGCATCAGCAATTGACTTGTTTACTTTCTCTAACAAAACAGTGTCTTTGATGTTTTGCTTTAGCCCATCAATATCAGCCAAGAGGCTTTCAGTAGCTTCCGGTTGGCCTTTGCTGATCGCATCTTTCAAAGTCTTCCAAGACTCACCTTGAGGCATGACCATGCGGAAAGGAAGACCGTAACGGTTCTTGGCTTGAAACGAAGGGCGCTCTTGCGTGTACATAACCCGCACACCGCTACCTTGCGCCCGTTTATCATCATCACTGACTTTCAAGACTTCGTAGTTCATAAACAGGATCGCATCCACGGACCGATACCACACGCTGGCCGCTTCCTCGTTGATAGAAAGCTGGTATCGGTCATACCCGGATGTAGTCAACGGGTCTTGAAACGTCTTAACCTTGGAATGGCCGATAATGGCAATGTCCATAGATTGCTTTTGGCGAAGCTCCGAAAGAAGGCCGACCAGTTCAATGTGCTTGTTGACGGCTTCTTTATAGCCCTTCCCATAACCGATTGATTCAATGGTAGGCTTGTTATGTTCATCACAAACCGTTTTCCAAATGACGGGTTCAAGCCATCCCAGGTTATCCAAGACAAGAGTTTTGAATTTAAGGCCCTTGGCGGCAATCAATTCCTTTACTTGTTCTTTCACATCGTTAAAACTTTTAGGTTCTTCCAACCGGGCAACGTCCAAATGAGAGCTTTCCTTTTCATCCCCCAGGAACAAGGGCCTATCAGCCTCCGAAGCCGTGGTAGATTTTCCAATACCCGGCACTCCATAAATCAATGCGAAAATTGGCTCAACAACCTTACCTTCTTTTACCCGATCCAAAAAACTCATAACGTCTCCTTTTATTTTTTCGGCTCCATTGCCGATTTATATGCCTGATCCTGCTTTTCCATCCTGGCCCTGTAATACATAGTGGTAGTAGCAATATTGGAATGACCAGCAAGCTCTTGAGTCACTTCTATTGGCACGTCATTTTCCATGAGGATATTTATAAACGTGTGACGAAGTCTATGCCAAGTGAAGTGAACGCTTTCATCCCAACCACACCATTGCTTGATTTTGAAAGACCATTTGCTCACGTTCCAATTGCCGACTGGCACCGAAGGCTTGAACGGGTTGAAAAACAAGTAGGGCGGCAGTTCCTTGAACGGTTGAATTGTTTCCCCGTCCCGTTTTAACTCTCTGCTCATAATCACTTGCTTGTACTGGTTCAATTTGTCGGCCAACTCTTTGTTGAAATGCTTGGTTAGCGGCTTAGCTCCCTTCCCAATGGTCTGAATTTTCATCGTTTCAAAGTTAATATCGGCCCACTTTATTTTTCTAATCTCATTGCGCCTCATGCCTGTGTAATAACCAATAAGGGCGAACATTGAAATTTTCCAGTTCCTAAAGGGCGTCCACTTTAAGCTACTCAACAAAGTGGCCCTCTGTTCATCCGTCAATGGCTTAGGATTGCGTTTAGCGGCGTCAAAATCGAACTCTTCAAACTCGATTGTCGGATCACTCGTAATTTGTTTCCTTCGCAATAGTCGCTTATAGAATCCATGAATGGCCGCAATCTTCCTGGTAATGGTGCGATCTTTAAGCTCCCTACCCTGGCACCAAATTACCCAGGCGTGGCAATCGTCCTGAGTCGCATCCAAAATGCCCTTCCCTCGATCATCCAGCCACTTGCGGAATACGTCCAAGTCGCTCGCATAGCCCTCACGGGTAGCTTCGCTCTTGAACAACTCCAAGTAGCTCTTGAATGGCTCAACCTTGCGAAGGGGGTTCACTGTAAATCCTTGACGTGTTCAGGAAATTGAGTTCTTAGTTTTTTCATTACGCATGGACGGCATAACCAGCCGAAATCAAACAAATCTGGTTGAAGCCTATCAGTTGAACCACAAATTTTACATTGAGCAATAAAAGTCATAGTCCCCTCTCAAGGCTTTTTTAGACTACCTTTTTCTCACGCTTCCATCCACGCTTAACCGCTTTGTCTTTTCCAAAATATACATTTCCTCCTGATTTCGTAAAAAGCCACGACATACGATATTGTTTCTTGTCTCTAAAAAATATACAGTTCCCGTAAGATGGATGCCAAACCTTATCGCCCCACTCAAATTTCATAACCACCCCCTCCGTAACGTTGATACATTTACCCTTGTATTAGCTATCTGCGCTTAATTGAAAGCATGGCATAATTTTTTGGCAAATAAGGTTCGCCAATCAAAATATGTGTTACGTCAAAGAAAAGAGCTTCTTTTCCGTCTTCAAATTTACCGGACATACGATCCCAACTCATAATTTCCAGAACATCTCCAGTTTGAAAATCACGGTCGTTATACCTAATTTCTGCCGTTTTATCACCACGCTCCAAAGCATCAAAATAGATAGGGTCGCACTTCAACTGATGTGTTTTCACAAACTCCCCCTTCAAACATTATGTGCTACTCACTTGTCGTAATTCTTTCGTCTCTCTCACCCCACGCCTTGGCTTGTTGGTAAGTCAAGACCGTTTCCGTGGTAGTCCCGCCATCGTGGTATCTAAACCATCTATGCCCAATCTTAACTTCGTTCGTTGGCTCGCCGCTCATAAGCTCCCCTCTAAAACATTATTGAATCACCGCCTTAAGCCTATCGACTTGTGGTCATTTGTTTTTCCCAGGCGTCAAACTTAGCCATAACTGATTTTTCATCCGGGAACAATTCAATATCCGCATCCGCTGAATCGTAGCAAGAACATCCCGATTCAACGATCAAAGCAAATTTTCCGTTTTCTAATTCAATCGCATGGGCTTCGTTGGTTTCGTAAGATGCCGAATGATCAGCTTCTTTCAAAATCTTAACAGGCATTGATCCAAGCGCACCAATCCACGACTCAAGTTCATAATTGCTTAATGAGCCTAACTGCCAGTTTTTATCAATTTTCATTTAGTCCCCTCTCAACAGAAGTTGTGTATCCCTTTTTAGTCTATCGGAATAAACTTGAATTCCTGCTCTTTTGCGTGGTGAAGGTATCGGCAACACTTCGGACAGTAAATAAAAACTTTAATTTCCCCGCCATCCGGTGCGGTGGTAAAATTCACCTTAGAGCCGCATTTAACGTGCTGGACTTCCATCTGCTCCATGTCGATAGGCATATACCGTCCCATTCCTTGCATCTTTCGTCCTTTCAAACTGGTGCCACAAGAATGCTGTTTATCCGTCAATCCCAATAAGTCTTGCACTTGATGGTCGGGTGAGCGGCTCTCGCTTCCCCGCATCCGCCACAAAAGTCATACTGGTTGTAAAGCCGTCTTCCCTCTTTTTCCCAATCCTTTTTCTGCGCCCTTTTGCCGCAAAGCGGGTTCAGACATTCGGCTAACCCGGTTGCTTCCCTCACAGTCACGAACGAGCTTTGATGGCAAGTTGGGCAGGCCATAGGAACAAATTCTCGATCGTCACCCTCCAAAACCATTATCTTTGTCTTGCTCATCAAAACCCCCTCACAAGAATGATGTTTACGTCTTCGACAAGTCTTTTAAACACGGCTTGCAATTCACCTTATCCGTACTGGTCGTTGTCTTTTTTCCAAATTTTATAAAACCGCAAGCAGTTGCTCCCCAAGAAGGTCGAGAATAGTGAACTTTCTTATTAAGTAACTTTACGACTTCCTCTCGTAGTTGAAAAATTTGTGCGCTGGGTTTCCGCTTTCCACAATGAAAACAGTGTCCCGTCATATTAAAATAATTGTGTTTGCACTTTTTGTTATTAGTCATAATTCCAATCCGATCAAACCGGTGCTTCAAGAATGCATGTATAACCTATTTGTGTCTAAAACATCCGGGACATAAAATAGTGGTTGGCGGATTTAGCCTGCCACATTGACAAGCCCACCATCCAGCTATAAAAGACCTCATCTACTTGCCCTCCAATTTGACGCCGGATGTGATTTTACGGGCGTACCATTCAGCGTCGAAGTTTCTTGCCGCTTCGTAGGCCGTTGCTCCCCATCCCTCAACACTGATCGGGGTTTCGCCAAAAATGAACCCATAGGCGTTTCCGTCAATTATCAGCTTAGGTTTAAACACTACTACCGGGCGAACGTACTCCAACTCCACGTTTTGAACTGCCGTCTGAATCGCACGAGATGCGTTCGCTCCCTCCTCGGCCAATTGGCGACTAAGCCACTGACTGTCCATTTCGTTCATCACTTTCCCCCTTTGCGTTTGCGCTTCACTGGATAGGCGGCGTTCAAGGCGTAGCAATCGGCTTCGGCCATCCTCCGGCTTTTTCCATGCCAACTCACTCCCTCTCCCTTCGCATCCACAACTTTCCAAGTAGTCCACTTATCCTTCGGGACCACTACTTTAAACGGTATTTTCCACGGACACTTAGGCTTCGCCATTCGGAACCTCCACGCCAGCTTTTTTGAACGCTTCTAGGCATCCAGGACAGTGTTTTATTTCGGCGGCTTGACCTTGATACGCCATAATTTTACCGTCCTTATCTCGGACAATCATGCTCGGCGTGAAACAGTGAACGCCTTGGCACTTGTCCCTCTGCGTCTCTGGTTGGGGCGCTCCGTGACATTTACAGTCGCATTGGTAGGTGTGCGTTCCCTCGCAAATAGAAGCTCCGCATCCCGGGTCGTTGTGCCTTAGCTCCGGTTGCGGGTCAATCCACTTCCCCTCATCCAGCGGAGCGGGTTGGGTGCTTATTGGTGGAAATTTAAACGGATTACTCAGTCCCAACTCCTTGAGATATATCATGGCCTTGTCCGACAATAACTCCATTCGGGTAGCCGTGGCATCGAATGACGGGACTGTTCCCATTAGCATTGTTCCGTGTCTGAGAGCGTGGACAATAAAAAAAATATGCTTCGCCAAGTTTTGGACAACTTCATCACGGTTTAGTTCCTTCGGCGCATCCCCCTGGCCTAGCGGGCCGTCAATTGGCTTCCCCGCACTCTCGGCAAGCTGGGGACCGGAAGCGATCTTGGCCTCAAGGCGCTTGTAAGTGGCCTCCCAATCCATAATTTTGCACTTCGCCGAAGCTAACTGGCTTTTCAGGTCTCGAATGTATTTCCGGCTCCCCTCATCCAGCGGAGCGGGTTTGGTTCGAGATTTTAAAATTTCATCTATTCGCCCCTTAACTAGGCGTCTTAAAATATCGATTTCGAGTTCCAATGCTTTTATATGCTCTTTGTCGCTGATTTCATCATCCAGCGGAGCGGGTTGGGTGCTTATTGGTGGAAATTTAAACGGATTACTCAGTCCCAACTCCTTGAGATATATCATGGCCTTGTCCGACAATAACTCCATTCGGGTAGCCGTGGCATCGAATGACGGGACTGTTCCCATTAGCATTGTTCCGTGTCTGAGAGCGTGGACAATAAAAAAAATATGCTTCGCCAAGTTTTGGACAACTTCATCACGGTTTAGTTCCTTCGGCGCATCCCCCTGGCCTAGTGTGAGCGGGGCTCGCCGGTTCCATTTTTTAATAGCCCTTTCTTTCGTTCCAGACGTTCCGGGCGACCCGGCGCAATTAATGTGATCTGGGCAAAGAACCCAAAACTCTCCCATGCCCTCAGATATGTGTTCTTCGGTTGGTTGCAACCCGCAAAACGGACAAGGTAAAAGTTCAACCGCCCCTATCTTGCTCTCTGGATCGCTCATGGCTTTGGTTCCTCTAACAAGTGGGCAATCTCACCCAGAATCTGCTCTTTTATCTGCTTGTGGTTCAACATCTCCCGCCGAGTGTCTGCGGTGTGGAAGGTAGTGTGATGCGTGTACAATCCCTCAGAGCGGCCTTCGTAGTAAGCCTCACGCTCCATCTCGCCAATCAGCTTGAGAACCTTCTTGTTAATCTCACTCATAAATCCGCCTTTCGTGTCACCTAAAGTAGTTGCTCACCGGGCCGGAAGGGGAATCAATTGAGCCGTTGCCCAATCCCTTACTCGTTTCGTGTCACCTTGGTTTTTGGCCGATTAGAGTATGTCCAAGTCCATCCAGACCGATTAGCAACTACAGGTGCCACAACCTCCATTTCATCAACCTTTTTCGACTGCACCCGGCAACATCGGCGGCATTTTTTTGCTTTGGTAAGCTTGTTCGATCTGTGGGCTCATCCAAGCCCCTACCGTGTGGCCGGACGGAAGAACGATGTGGGCCATGAATTCCTCTTCAAAGGTTGTGATCCCAGCTTCCACCGCCTCAAGCTTTGCCTTAACTGCCAGCGCCAAAGCCCGGAAGCGTTGACGGCAAGCTTGCTCCCAATCCTTTAAAATTTTATCAACCGGTTTTTCTCGGCCTCGTTTGTTGGTTGAGTAATCGGCTTTCGGCGGGAGTGGGAGAACAAACCGAATCCGGCGCTCGTTCATTTGAAACTGAATAATTGACTTATCGTCCTTGGTGCCGGACATGAACTCCGCACATCCATGACGGTTTAGCGTCTTTTGGATTTCACCAATTGACCGCTCCACACTCACCGAAGTCTTTGAGGCGTATCGTCTGTACATTCAACCCTCCCTCTAAATGATTGTTGAAGCTACGTTACTTCGTTTTGTTTGCATCCAGCCACTTGTGGAACGTGGTGTATCCCGGCACTTCGCCCTTAACTACCGCCCGAAAGCTGGCCGGAGCGATCCCAAACTCCATTGCTGATTTTTGAATGTTGCCCTTGTTCTTTTTGACCGTTGCTTTCGCATGGGCAAGCCATTCCTCGTAAGTCATATTGTCGGACATTTAAACCTCACTTTCGCCAAAAGTATAATTAAAACTAATTTAATTTGCAAGCTAATTTTTAAGATTTTCTTCTTTCACTTCCAAATCTTCTGCCTCACACGCTTGCTCAAAAGTGAACCTGTGCGATCTCGTTTTATCATTTGGCGATATGTAAAGCCCCTGATCGTAAATCCAGCCACGCCTTAACAGTTTGATATTGGCTTGCGTTTGGTCTACTGTCATTTTGGTTCACTCCCCCCTGGAACAAATACTGTTTGAATATCCGCTTTTAAACACCATTCTTGAACGCTGAAAAAACCTTCTCTTTTGCCTTTATTCCAACGCCAAGTCTTATAAAGCCAACCGCCAGGAACCTTTAAGCGTTCAGCGGTATCGTTCAAACGCTCCCATTGTTCTCTCATAAATCTCCCCTCTTAAATGTCCTTGTGTGTGCTATTCGTGCGTAATATCCCAAAGCCTTTGGTGCCATTCGCATTGATCGCCCTCCTTAGGGCAACAACCTTTTTGATACCTTTGCTGGCTGGCTTCAAACATCAAATCACGAATCTCAGCCATGTCCTTATGCACCAATCCCTTTAAATCTTTTTCAGTAATCCGCATTTAATCCCCCTTTAATATGTCTTGTGTCAACCTTTTTTAGGCCTTAACACCAAACGGCGTTTGCAATTGACGTCTTTCCACTTTTTTGAGGTAGTCACCGGATTTAAGTAAAAATACTGCCCGCATAGAGCTAAATGCCAAACCCTCGGCAATATAGTTCCGTCACCAAGCATTTGCTTCCCGGCAAAATGGATAGACCAACTCATTTCATTCCCCTAGTGGTGTTTAGATTATTGTTTAATCTTTAAGTTTAGTTCCTGCAAGTATTCTAAAATCGGGACGGCTTCATATTTTGCCGTATTAACTTTAGCCACCAACTCGGGGTTGAATGTTTCAAAGACGCCTTGTTTTGTCGTCTTGTCCCTGATAACCCAGGATTGAACTTCCATTTCATCCTCCTATCGTTGATTAAATGCGTGTTTAGTATCCTATTTGCCAATCTTCGGCGGCTTCGGAAAATACTTTCTGACTATATCGGCATAGGCGGCATAGGCGGCATTGGCGGCATTGGCGGCGGCATTGG